CTAAATAATATAGAGATATAAGAAACCTTTCTATAAGGAGAGAAAAAAATGGCCTATTTGCTTTCACCATGTGTAACCGTATCAGAGATTGACCTAACCACTACAGTTCCGCAAGTAGCAACAACTGCCGGAGCATTTGCCGGAGACTTCGTGTGGGGTCCAGCCAACAAGATTGAAACCATTTCAAACGAAGTTGAATTGGTCAATATGTTTGGTACGCCAGACGCAAATACTTTCACATCATTTTTCACTTGCGCTAACTTCCTTGCATATGGTCAGAACCTAAACGTAGTTCGTTCCGTCAATACAGCCATTACGCTCAACGCAACCAGCGGAGCTAATGCTATCGGTATTGCCAATGGTGATGACTATGACCAGTCATATCTACAGGTTCCAAATGCAAATACTTATGGTATGTTTATTGCCAGATATCCTGGTTCTATCGGCAACAGCCTCAAGGTTTCTATATTTGCCGCATCTAATACAAACGGAACAACTTGGACAGATAGCTTATGGCCATGGGCAGATCAGTTCAACTCTGGGCCAGGAACATCAAAGTATGCAACAAATGTTGGTGGCGCCAACGACGAAATGCACATTATCGTTATTGATGAAAACGGTAAGTTTGGTGGTGTAGCCAATGCCGTTCTAGAAAAATTTGAGTATGTTTCTAAAGCCTCTGATGCCAAGAACGACGACGGTTCTTCTAACTACTATGTCAATGTGCTAAAGCAGAAATCAAAGTACATTTACAGCATGAACCATGCACAGGCCGCTAATGGTCTTAGCGAAACTACAACTTGGGGCCTAACAGCATCTAATACAAACTTTGCTCAGGGTTCAACATTCTATACAGCATCTCTTGCCAACGGCACATTCAACACAGCAACAACAGGTGTTCTAGAACTTGGATATGACCACTTCACCAATCCTCAGGTTGCTGATATTTCACTTATCATGACTGGTGGGCATCCTCTAGCTGTACAGCAATATGTTATCGATAATCTTGCCGAAACACGCAAAGATTGCATTGCCTTCGTTTCACCAACACAGGCCAATACGGTCTACAATACTGGTGATGAAGCAACGGATGTGGTTGCCTGGAGAAATGCCATTGGGCGTTCTAGCTCATATACAGTTATGGACTCAACATGGAAATATCAGTTTGACAAGTACAATAACGTATATCGTTGGGTACCAATGAATGGTGATATCGCCGGTCTATGCGCTCGTACCGACCAGCAAAGGCATGAGTGGTTCTCACCAGCAGGCCTTGATCGTGGTCGTATCAAGAATGTCGTCAAGCTTGGTTGGAATCCAACACAAACAAATAGAGATACACTCTATAAGAACAGCGTCAATCCTGTCGTAACATTCCCAGGTGATGGCACTGTGTTGTTTGGTGATAAGACTATGACCTCTAAGCCTTCAGCATTTGATCGCATTAATGTTCGCAGACTCTTTATTACTCTAGAAAAGGCAATCTCCAAGGCTGCTCGGTTCTCACTCTTTGAGTTCAACGATGAGTTTACCCGCGCACAGTTCGTTTCTCTTGTAGAACCTTTCCTTCGTACCGTAAAAGGCCAGCGTGGCATTTATGATTATAAGGTCGTTTGTGATTCTACAAACAATACACCTGAAATCATTGATAGCAACCAGTTCGTTGGTGACATTTACATCAAGCCAGCAAGAAGCATCAACTTTATCCAGTTGAACTTCATCGCTGTTAGAACTGGTGTTACGTTCCAAGAAGTAGTTGGTCAGTTCTAAAATAGAGTATAAATATATAAAAAGGAGCTAAAAAGATGGCATTTTCGGTACAAGAATTTAGGTCAACATTGCAATATGATGGTGCAAGACCTAATCTATTCCAAGTCTCTATGACATTCCCAACGCTAACTACGACTTCAGCACTGCTAACAGGCCAGGCTTCGGGTGTCGGCGCTTCACAAAAGTTTACATTTATGTGCAAGACAGCACAGCTACCTGGCTCAACTGTTAACATGGTTCCTGTATTCTACTTTGGTCGTCAACTTTCATTTGCTGGTAACAGAACATTCCCTGAGTGGACAGTTAACATCATTAACGATGAAGACTTTGTTATCCGCAACGCATTTGAAAAGTGGCTCAATGGCCTAAACTCACATGCTGGAAATCGCCGCGATCCAAACTTTGCTAATGCAGCAAATTATCAGGTTGATGGGTTTGTTACACAGTATAATAAAGAAGGTATTCCTTCTGAAGGCATTAAGAAGTATAGATTTGTTGGAATGTTCCCTGTCGATATCAGCCCAATTGATCTTGACTGGGGTAACAACGATACGATTGAAGAGTATGCAGTAACTTTCGCATATCAGTGGTGGGAAAGCGATACTACAGATTCTTCAGCGACCATTTAATATATATTATTATGAACTTAACGGGGAGAGTTTTTCTCCCCGTTTAACACCGGAGTAATAAATGCAAATATTCGGTTTTGAAATAGGTCGTGTA